AAAGACACAAGAATTACTGAAAGAGATGCCGGAAATGGTTACAAAGAAGTTTGTGACTTAGATACAGGAGACTGTTACACTGTTAGTATGAGAGACGGACTTATTGAAAGAGTTGACAATACAAGACAAGTGAACAGAACCCTTAAAGTTGAAACACCACACGGTGTGAAAACATTATTAAATGGGTAAAATATAATTAAAATGTCAGTAGATAATAAAATATTAGAAGAACTCAAAAGACACAACTCTATCAATAATTATTTGGTAGAACAAGAAGAGCCTGTTGAACCAACTGATGATTTAGGTGGTGAAGACATGGACATGGATGTCGAGATGGATGCTGAAGAAATTGCAGAACCGGTTGATGTAGATACAGACCCTGAAGTTGAGAAATTAGACGACGAGGGTAATGTAGAGTCTGATGAGGATATGGGTGGAGACACTGAAGAGTTGGAGATTACAGATTTGGTAAACAAACAAAATGAAATCTCAGATAAACAAGATGAGTATATGGACTCAATGTTTGATAAATTGAATGACTTGGAAAGTAAGTTGTCTCAGATGGACTCAATCTTAAGTAAGATTAACGATATTGAAGCTAAGGTTGAAAAATACAGAGAGAAATCACCTGAAGAAAAATTACAATTAAGAAGTTTGGATAGTTACCCTTACAATCAGAAGTTGACGGACTTCTTCGCTGACAAAGAAGTTGAGATGCAACAAACAGGTAAGAACGAATATGTTTTAACCTCTGATGAAGTTGAGAATTATTCTGACGCTGACATCAAAAAATCGTTTGATACACCAATCGAAGACGAAGAATAAGTTGACTTAATACACAAAATTTTCTATAATAAAGACCACTCAATTAGGGTGGTCTTTTTCTTTTCTGTCGGTTGACTTTTGAAGTAATAAGACTATACTTATTATTGAGTTTAAGAGAAACAATTAACAGAGTAAAAAGAAAAAATTATGGGAAATGCATTAGATGCAGTACTGGCTCAGTACGAAAAAAACACCCAACGTTCAAACAACGGTGGGGGTAACTCAATGTCTCAAGAAGACAGATTGAAAAGATACTTTACAACGTATCTACCTAAAGGGACCAAATCAGGTCAAAAAGTAATCAGAATCCTTCCAACACCAGACGGTTCATCTCCATTCAAAGAGGTGTGGTACCACGAAGTACAGATTGATGGTAAGTGGACTAAACTCTACGACCCAGGTAAGAACGATGGTGAGCGTTCACCACTTACTGAGGTTTACGAAGAATTGATGTCTACAGGTAAAGAGTCAGACAAAGAATTGGCTCGTCAGTACCGTCCACGTAAATTCTACATCGTTAAGGTTATCGACCGTGAGAACGAAGACCATGGACCTAAGTTTTGGAGATTCAAGGATAACTACAAACAAGAAGGTATCTTGGATAAAATCATTCCAATTTGGAAACAAAAAGGTGATGTGACTGACGCTAACGAAGGTCGTGACTTGATTGTTGATTTATCTAAAGCTAAGACACCTTCAGGTATCGAGTACACAGTAGTCAAGACTATTATGTATGATGACCCAGCACCAATTCATTCTGACAAGGCTCAGATGAAAGAATGGGTTGAAGATGAGATGACTTGGCAGGACGTTTACGCTCAGAAACCTGTTGAGTATTTGGAAGCTATCGCAAGAGGTGAGACACCTGTTTGGGATACAGAATTGAAAAAATACGTTTATGGTGACGACACAGAAGTAACATTGGGTGGTTCAGTATCATCTGACACTAATGTGAAAGTGGAGGACCCACAAGCGGGAATGAAAGTCGATGACGACTTGCCATTCTAAAATCACTAACATGATGGTGGGGATAATGTCTCCACCATCTTTATTTACTAAACAATATGGCAATTAAGAAAAAAGATTTCAAATCGTTGAAGCAGAAATATTCTACTTCAGCAAAGTACAAACCACAAAGGTTTTTAGATTTAGGTGAAGCATTTTTGGATGCGGTAGGTTTACCTGGTCCTGCAATCGGTCACCTGAATATGTTCTTGGGTCATAGTGATACTGGTAAAACAACTGCATTGGTTAAAGCCGCGGTAGACGCACAGAAGAAGGGTATCCTTCCTGTCTTTATCATCACTGAACAAAAATGGTCTTTCGACCACGCATTGACAATGGGATTCGAATGTGAAGAAGTTGTTGATGAGGAAACGGGTGAATTGGATTGGGACGGATTCTTCTTATTTAACAACAACTTTGATTACATTGAACAAATTACAGACTACATCAACGAATTGTTGGATGCACAGGAAAAAGGTGAGTTGGAGTACGATTTATTATTCTTGTGGGATTCTGTAGGTTCTGTTCCTTGTAAAATGACTTTTGACGGTAAGGGTGGTAAACAACATAACGCAGCCACATTAGCGGACAAAATCGGTATGGGTATCAACCAAAGAATTGCGGGTTCAAGAAAAGCAACATCTAAGTATGAGAATACATTGGTGATTGTTAATCAACCGTGGGTAGAATTACCCGACAATCCTTTTGGTCAACCTAAGATTAAGGCTAAGGGTGGTGAAGCTATTTGGTTAAACTCCTCATTGGTATTCTTATTTGGTAATCAGAAAAATGCTGGAACTAATAAGATTGCTGCGGTCAAAGACAAAAGAAAAGTTAAGTTTGCAGTTAGAACAAAAGTATCGGTTATGAAAAACCACATCAATGGATTGGGATATGAGGACGGTAAGATTATCGTAACACCTCATGGTTTCTTGGCAGGAAAAGAATCTGCTGAAGAAAAGAAGTCTATTGAAAAGTATAAGTCCGAACAAGCGGAATATTGGAAGAAAGTCATCGGTACAGATGGTGACTACAAATTGGAAGAAGTAAAAGAAGTCTAACCTTTAATTGAGGGTATTTTGACAAAGACATTATTAGTTGACGGAAACAACTTAGTTAAAATAGGATATCACGGAGTAAGAGATTTATACCATGAGGGAAACCATATTGGTGCAATCTTTCACTTCGTGAATACCCTCAAAAAATTCTTAGTCGAGCACAATTACGACAAAGTCATTGTCTTTTGGGATGCGGAGGATAACTCAACATCACGAAGAGAGTTGCTCGAACAATACAAAAGAAATAGAAAAAGAACCCTTAACGAACAACAACAGATTTCGTTTGAATGGCAGTTGTCGAGAGTTAAGAAGTATTTGGAAGAAATGTTTATCAGACAAGTATCCGTTGACGGATGTGAGTCAGATGATGCGATTGCTCATTACTGTAACATTTCTAAGGACGAATACAAAACTATATTTTCATCAGATAAAGACCTTACACAACTTATCTCTGATAAAGTGGAGGTCTACTCACCCAGTCATAGAAAAGTCTTTAAGGAGGGAGATAACATCCCTTTGAAGGACATTTCCATACCACATTACAATATGACCACATTTAAGATTTTATCGGGGGATAAGTCTGACAATATTGATGGTATATACTTACTCGGTGAGAAAACTTTTGCGAAGATATTTCCTGAAATATTGGACAAAGTGACTTCTGTTGATGATATTATGAACCGTGCTGAAGAATTACAATCAGAGGGTGACAAGAGAAAAATCTTAGAGAGTATCTTGGAAGGAAAAACCAAACGGGGGGTTTTAGGAAAAGAATTCTTTGATATTAACAAAAAGATTGTAGATTTGTCCCACCCAATGATAAGTGATGAAGGTAAGGAGGAGGTCGAACTCTACTATACAGAAGAGTTGGACCCTGAAGGAAGAGGATATCAGAATCTCATGAGAATGATGAATGACGATGGAATCTTCAAGTACTTACCCAAACAGGATGATGGTTGGGTAGATTTTTTAACACCTTTTATGAAACTAAGTAGAAAAGAAAAAAAACGTTACAAAAACAAAAATTAAGTTATGAAAGAAAAAAACGACGTAACAAAAATGGAATTCCTTTTGATGTTGAATGAAAACATCGTAGTACAACGTTACTTCAACGTTAGAGGGTATAACCCAAGGGCTCGTAAGAGTATTGATGTAGTTGAATTCGTGAATGATTTCACTGATACTTTGACAAAGAGTCTAAAGGCGAGAACCAACATGTATATGTTGGACCACTACAACCAAATTGCTTTGGACCCAAGTATTTTGGACACTTCAAACACTGATGGTCCAGAGACTTTCCACGTAAAAATTCGTATTGGGGAGGAGACAATTTGTCATAAAATTATTAACGCGAAATTATACCCGCCGAAAATAAGATACACCGTAGATATCCGCCCGCAACTAAAAAGTGTACTTCGTGGTTTGACAGAGCTTTTTTCCTCTGAAGATTTATGTTACGAATACATGGAATATCAGTTAGGTTAACCATATTTATTATTTACCCGAAAGAAATTAGATTGATATGTCAAAAGAGAAAAACTTCGGTTACCTTGGTAACTCCTTCCAAATACAACTTCTGAACAATATCGTAATTGACAAAGACTTTGCCAATTCGATTGTCGATGTATTGGACCCGAAGTACTTTGATAATCAATATTTCAAAATTATTATGCAAATGGTTAAAGAGTACTACGTCAAGTACGAACATACTCCAACATTTGCAACATTGGAACAACTAACGAAGAGTGAAATTACCTCTCCGATGGCTCAGAAGATGGTCTTCGACATGTTAAACGATGTCAAAGAAGCACCAATTGAAGGGTCAGACTTCGTTCAAGAGAAGTCATTGAAGTTCTGTAAGCAGCAGGAACTTCAGAAAGTGATGAGTAAGGCTCAGAAAATCATCGATAAGGGTGATTTTGAATCTTATGACCACTTAGAGGAGATGGTTAGAGAAGCTCTACAGGTTGGTGAAGTGGATACTGGTACATCTGATGTATTCTCAAACTTAGATGTGGTATTGGACGATGACTACCGTCACCCAATCCCGATGGGAGTACCGGGTATTGACAACCTAATGAAGGGTGGATTGGCAAAAGGTGAGATTGGCGTTATTCTTGCACCGACAGGTGTGGGTAAGACGACCTTCTTGACAAAGATTTCAAACCACGCATTCAACTTGGGTTACAATGTTCTTCAGGTGTTCTTTGAGGACAACCCGAAGATTATCCAACGTAAGCACTTCACACTTTGGACAGGTATTGCTCCTGACAACTTATCTAACCACAAAGATGAGGTTATGAATAAGGTGAAAGAAATTAAGGAAAATACAAGAAATTCCTTAACTTTGAAGAAGTTACCGTCTGATACCCTGACGATGAATCAAATCAAGAATCAGGTTAGAAAGATGATAGCAGAGGGAACAAAGATTGATATGATTGTTGTGGATTACATCGATTGTATTACACCTGACAAAAACTTGGGTGATGAATGGAAGAGTGAAGGTTCTGTGATGAGAGCGTTCGAGGCGATGTGTCACGAGTTGGACATCGTTGGGTGGACAGCGACACAGGGTAACCGTTCTTCAATTTCATCAGAAGTTGTTACCACAGACCAAATGGGTGGTTCTATTAAGAAAGCTCAGGTTGGTCACGTAATTATCTCGGTGGCGAAGTCATTACAACAAAAAGAAATGAACTTGGCTACCATTGCAATTACAAAGTCTCGTATCGGAAAGGACGGGATTGTATTTGAGAATTGTAAGTATGATAATGAAATGTTGGTTATTGATACTGAACAAAGTGTTACTTTCTTAGGTTTAGAAGAACAAAGAGAGGAGAAACAAAGGGATAGAATCAAAGAACTCATGGAAAAGCGAAAGCAACGTGAGGGACAACAAAATTAAAAACTAATAAATTATGTTTAACACTAATGCTATGAACAGTAAAGAAACTCGTTATGTAATTAAGAGAAGTGGTGAAAAGGTTATTTTCGAAGCGGAAAAAATCAAATATGCGGTACTGAAGGCTATGAAGTCTGTCGGTGAAGTTGATGATGAAATGGCTGAAAAAATTGCAAGAATCACTCGTAAAGGAATTTTCAGAGATGAAAAAGATAAAGTACCTCATGTGGATGAGATTCACGATATGGTGGAGAATAAGTTGATGGACAACGGTCTTAATGATGTTGCTAAAGAATACATCATTTACCGTAAAAATCACGGACCAAACATCTTTACCAAGAGAACAAATCTTAAACCTTACGAATATCCAAATCTTAACGAATATGTGGATGCTATCAGACATTCATATTGGGTACATACAGAGTTTAACTTTACATCAGACATTCAAGATTTCAAAGTAAACTTGGATAAGAAAGAAAAAACTGCGGTAAAGAGAGCGATGTTGGCTATCTCACAAATTGAGATTGCCGTTAAAACGTTTTGGGGTGACATCTACAAAAGGATGCCAAAACCTGAAATTGGTAATGTAGGTGCAACATTTGCGGAGTCTGAGGTTAGACACGCTGACGCTTACTCACACTTAATTCAACTATTAGGGTTGAACGCTGACTTCGAAACATTACTCGAGGTACCTGCAATCCGTAGAAGAATTAAGTATTTGGAGAAAGCAATATCTAACTCAAAAGCGGTAGAAGATAAAGAATACTTTGAATCTGTAGTATTGTTCTCTATGTTTGTAGAGAATGTATCGTTGTTCTCACAGTTTTTAGTTATTATGTCATTCAACAAACACAAGAACATGTTGAAAGGTATTAGTAACGCTGTTGAAGCAACATCGAAAGAAGAGAACATCCATGCTGGATTTGGATTTGATTTGGTAAACCTTATCAAAGGAGAGAACCCATCATGGTGGACGGATGAATTAAAAGAAGACCTTGTCGCAGCTACAATGGAGGCGTATGAGGCAGAAACAGAAATAGTTAATTGGATATTTGAAGAAGGTGATTTAGATTTCCTAACGAAAAGTCAGACAATGGAATTTATTAAACATAGATTTAATGTATCATTAAACTCCATTGGTGTAGATAGTATTTTCGAAATCAACGAACCATTGTTGGAAACAACTGAGTGGTTTGACGATGAAATCTTAACTACTAAACACACTGATTTCTTCAACAAAAGAAGTATTAACTACAGTAAGAAATCTAAATCGATTACATCAAACGATTTATTCTAATTAAATAACGAAAAATAAAATGAACGATAGAAAACCATTTGACTGGATTAACGAAGAATCAATTACCTTCCTCCGTAGAGGATACTTAAGTGAAGGTGAAGAACCGCTAGAGAGAATCAGAACAATCGCAGACCATGCAGAAAACCTTTTAGGTATAGAAGGTTTTGCAGATAAATTCTATGACTATATGGGTAAGGGATGGTATTCCCTATCATCACCTGTATGGGCTAACTTCGGTAAGAAGAGAGGTTTACCTGTAAGTTGTTTTGGGTCTAATATTGGAGACAACATCGAGTCAATTCTATACACACAGGCTGAGGTCGGTGAAATGAGTAAGATGGGTGGTGGTACCTCAGGTTACTTCGGTAACATCAGAGAAAGAGGTGCTGAGATTACTGACAACGGTCTTGCACCAGGTTCGGTACACTTTATGAATCTATTTGAGAGTGTTGTTGATAACATCTCACAGGGTTCAACTCGTCGTGGTCGTTTCTCACCATACCTTCCTGTGGAACACCCTGATATCATGGAGTTCTTGGAAATTGGTACAGAAGGTTTCCCAATTCAGGATTTGACTCACGCAGTTACTGTGACTGATGAGTTTATGAATGAGATGATTGCTGGTGATGAAGAGAAAAGAGCTATTTGGGCTAAGGTCATCCAAAGACGTGGGGAGATTGGTTATCCATACATTATGTTCCACGATACAATGAACAACAATACTGTTGATGTGTACAAAGATAAAGATGCAACAATCTATAACTCAAACTTATGTTCTGAGATTGCACTTCACAACTCTGAAGAAGAGTCATTTGTTTGTGTATTGTCATCAATGAATGTTCTTCACTATGATGAGTGGAAAGACACAGATGCGGTTGAGACTATGACTATGTTCTTAGATGCGGTTGTTACTGAATTCTTAACTAAGATTGAGGATATCAGAGACAACGGAACTATCGAAGGTAAAAGAGGTTTTTTCTACTTGGAGAAAGCTTACAACTTTGCTAAGAGACAAAGAGCATTGGGTCTTGGTGTATTGGGGTGGCACTCACTTCTACAGAAAAGAGGACTTCCATTTGACACTCGTGAGACTGCAAGATTGAATGTTGAGGTATTCAAACTTATCAAACAAAAATCATATGAGGCGTCTGAGGAATTGGCTAAGATGTTTGGTGAACCTGAATATTTGGAAGGTTACGGTAGAAGAAACGTTACGTTGAACGCAATTGCTCCAACAACATCTTCAGCGTTTATCTTAGGTCAGGTATCACAATCAATTGAACCAATTTGGTCTAACTGTTATGTGAAGGATGTTGCTAAGATGAAGGTAACCATTAAGAATCCTATTCTTAAGGAATTATTAGGAGAGTTGGGTAAAGATACCAAAGAAGTTTGGAACAGTATTAAACAAAACGATGGTTCAGTACAACACTTAGACTTCTTAACTGACGAACAAAAAGATATCTTCAGAACATTTGCAGAAATCAATCAGTCATCAATCATCAACCAAGCTGCGGTACGTCAATCTTACATTGACCAATCACAGTCGTTGAACTTAATGATTTCACCTGACATGCCGACAAGGGATGTTAACAAACTTCTTATTGAAGCTTGGCAGTTGGGTGTTAAAACATTGTACTACCAACACTCAATGAATTCAGCTCAAGCTTTCGCAAGAAAGAAGTTGGGATTGAATGACCTTCAGTGTGTTGCTTGTGAAGGTTAATTATTAAAAATAACAGACAACAAAGATAAAAGAGGACTTCGGTCCTCTTTTTTTTATAATTTAATCAGTTAAGATATTTATAGATAATGGCTGACGGTAAAACATATGGTATTAATTTTCCTTTTCAGGATAGTAAAGATGGTAAGTATCTTTCTCTCTCACAGACTGCTGATGAGGAGATAAGGACTGACTTACTTCATTTGATACTCACGAGAAAGGGAAGTAGATATTATTTACCTGATTTCGGAACAAGAATATATGAATTTATTTTCGAACCGATGGATGGTACAAGTTTTCAAGCAATTAAGTCTGATATTGAAAATGCCGTCGAAAAGTATATACCTAATTTGACAATAAATGAAATCACAATCACACCTTACTTAGAGGATTTGGATGCTCAAGGTGAGTTGAATACTGAAAAGTTAGGTGTTGGAGGTATATATAGAATACCTGGTCGTGGTGTTGAAGAGTATACTGCGAAATTAAGAATTGATTTTACGGTGACTGATAATACATTTCAAACCAAAGATTTCATAATTATAAATATTTAATAGTAGATGGCGAGTAAGAAGATTTCATATACAGAAAGAGACTTTGAAGGTTTAAGACAGGACCTCGTAAACTATACGAGACAATATTACCCTGAATTAATCGATAACTTCAATGATGCTGCTGTATATTCTGTACTCATGGATTTGAACGCGGCGATTGGTGATAATCTCAATTACCATATTGATAGAAGTATTCAGGAAACTGTACTTCAATATGCACAACAACGTTCATCTGTATTCAACATAGCAAGAACTTATGGTTTAAAGATACCTGGTAACAGACCATCTGTTGCAATTGTTGATTTTTCTATTACAGTTCCGGCATTGGGTGACCAAGAAGATTCGAGGTACTTGGGTATCTTAAGAGCTGGTTCCCAAGTTATTGGTGCAGGTCAAGTATTCGAAAATGTATATGATATTGATTTTGCATCACAATATAATAATGAGGGTTTTCCAAACAGGACTAAAATTCCAAATTTTGACTCCAATAATGTATTAATAAACTACACTATTACTAAGAGGGAAGTAGTAGTCAACGGACTTACCAAAGTATTCAAGAAGACAATAAATCCAAATGATGTGAAACCTTTTTTTGAGTTTTTCTTACCAGAACAGAATGTATTAGAAGTTGTTGATATCATTCAAAAGGACGGTACTTCTTTTCAGTCAACACCGACATATTCTGAATTTGTTAATTCTCAAGACAGATGGTATGAGGTTGATTCTTTAGCCGAGAGCACAGTTTTTGTTGAGGACACTACAAAACCTTCAGATTTACCAGGTATCAAAGTTGGTAAATACATAGATACTGAGGAAAGATTCATCACTGAATACACCCCTCAAGGATTTATGAAAGTACAGTTTGGTGGTGGAACAACAACACCTGACGACCAACTTGCTGAATTTGCGAGAAATGGGGTATCATTAAGAATACAAGATTATCAAAATAATATTGGATTGGGTAGGACTGTAAAAGCAAATACGACATTATTTGTTAAGTATAGAGTTGGTGGTGGAACGGCGTCTAACATTGGAGTTAATGCTATCAACCAAGTGGGGACGGTAAACTTTTTTGTAAATGGTCCTTCGAATACAAATAATCAAACTGTAATTAATTCGTTGACGGTCAACAATGTGACTGCTGCTATTGGTGGGGCAAATCAACCGTCCATAGAAGAGGCAAGGAATATGGTGACATTTAACTTTGCTTCTCAAAATAGAGCGGTGACCATCAATGATTATAACGCCTTGGTTAGAAAGATGCCTGGAAAATACGGTGCACCTGCAAAGACAGCTATCACCGAAAAAGATAATAAGATTAACATCAATGTTTTATCTTATGATGCAAACGGTAGTCTGACACAGACAGTATCAAACACATTAAAACAAAACATCGCTAACTACCTATCGAAATATAGAATGATTAACGATTACATCTCAGTAAATGTCGGTCAAGTTATTGATTTGGAATATGATTTATCTGTAGTATTAGATTCAGGTCAGAATCAAGGAACGGTCATAACTAAAATTATAGATGAGGTATCAAAATATATGGCACCAACTGATAGGTCCATGGGTGAAAACATCTTTGTATCTCAACTGAAACAAATCATTCAAAATGTTGCCGGAGTAATTTCAATCACTGAATTAAAAGTTTACAATAAAGTTGGGGGTCAATATTCTTCAGCTGAAACATCACAAAGATATTCAGACGACGACACAAAAGAAATTCAATTAATTGATGAAACCATTTTTGCGGAACCTTCACAGATTTACCAAGTAAGATTCCCTGAGAAAGATATTAAGGTCAGAGTTAAAAACCTTAAAAACGTCGATTACAAATAATAATAATTTACATCAGATACTTGTGGGTTTACATTTGTAAAATGGATAAATGGGTATTTATCTTAAAACTGCATTATGTCTAAATCATATAGAATACGTACTAAGTTAGGGACTGACCAAAACATTCGTGTGAATGTTGAGCAGGACTTCGATTTTCTTGAAATCTTATCGTTAAAGTTAAGACAGGAAGATGTGTATTCGAGATTCTGTGCTGATTATGGTGTGGTTGTCGGACGTGTAGTAGCGAATAGTGGATTTGGTATACCAAATGCTAGAGTTTCTATCTTCATACCTGTCGATGATATGGACTTAGAAGACCCAGTAATATCTGCACTATATCCTTACAAATCCCCTTCTGATAAAAATGAAGATGGATATCGATATAATCTATTACCTTATGAAAAACAATATGGAGGTCATACGCCGACAGGTACATTCCCTTCAAGGTCTGACGTTCTTACTCGTAACGAGGTGTTGGAAATCTATGAGAAGTATTACAAATTTACAGTAAAGACAAACACTTCTGGTGATTTTATGATTACTGGTGTACCGTTGGGTAATCAGAAGATTGTCTTGGATATGGATTTATCTGACATGGGTTGTTTCTCTTTGAGACCTCAGGATTTGATTAGAATGAATATGGGTGTTGCTGAGCAGTTCGACGGTCCTAACTTCAAAGCGTCCACAAATATTGATGAATTACCACAAATTATAACACAAGTAAAGGATATTGATGTTGCGTCGTTTTGGGGTCAAGAGGACCTGTGTAATATTGGTATTACAAGAAATGATTTTGATTTAAGAGATTTAGGTATTGAGATTCAACCTACTGCGGTGTTTATGGGCTCTATCTTCAGTGATGTTGAGAGTAGGCCGATAAAACCAAATTGTAAGCCAAGAACTGAACAAGGTGATTTATGTAATTTAGCAACAGGACCAGGTGAGATATTGGCGGTCAGACAGACCATTGATGTGGACCAAAATGGGGAACCAGTGTTGGAACAATATAGTTTACCAAATTCGGGTAAGGTAATTGATGAGGATGGTGCCTTTGTTACCGACGTTCCGATGAACTTAGATTATGTGGTAACCAATGAATTTGGTGAGACGGTCTTGTCTAATGACCCTACTATTGGTATTCCTACAAAGGGTAAGTATAGATTTAAGATTAAGTATCAATCTGAAGAAAATGGACCACCTTTTGAGGGAGACCAAATTTTCCCAATAGTTGGAGAAGTTCAAAGAGCCAACTTTATCGTTCCACAGATTAGAGAATATGGGTGGAACGGAATTGTTGAAAATGCTGGTGTTGACCCTGCAACGAAAGATACGGAGACTATTGTTGAAGTGGATTTTTTAAATCAGAGTCAAGTTACTGAGACAAAAAGTATTACCATACCGTCGAACACTACGGTGACAATTCCTTTCAATGATAATCTCGAGGCTATCAATTTGACAGTCAATGGATTGGTCAGAAATGAAAAGTGGATAGAATTTCCTAATGGTGGTACTTTGACTATTGAAGTAACGAAAAAGACTACAGAGGTTGGTAACCCACCACAAACTATAGGACAAGATGTTACTGTTGAGGTAAAACAGTATGATTATGATTATATCCAATTCCAAAAGTCATACGCATTCTCTTTAGATTGGGACGAATATGCTGACAAGCAAGCGGCGATTAACTGTGAGGATTCATTCTATTTGATGAATTACAATAAGGTTTATACTCCGTCACAGATGATTGATGAGTATAGACAGGGTTATGGTCGTGCGAGGTTCTTAGGTATTAAAGAGATATTGGATAGAGGTTGTGAAAGTGAGACTAATAAGTTCCCTACAAATGATGGGGTTAGAAACTTCAATCTATTATTTCTAATTATCAATATTTTATTATCAGTATTTACTCCTGTGATATTAGCATTGACTGTCATAGGTCATGTTATTTGTTTTTTATGGCCAGTGATAAGGATTATATTAAATTTCTTAGTGACTGTAGTAGTTGTTGTAATTAATTCTATTATTACAATAATAAATGTAATTAGAAAATTTTTTGGTAGTAAAAAAGAACCGATAGCACCACTCAATTTTCCTTCGTTATCAAAGAAGTGTCCTCTATCGGCGATTCCTTTACCTAACCTATCTTATCCTGAGTGTCAGGCATGTGCGTGTGAAGAAAGAGAAGCGGGTCAGAATACTGAATTTCCCGAAATTGAAAGTAATACTACACTCTTGATTAATACTAATGAATCAGAATTTTATTCAGACTTTGTTGGTTATCATAGTGATGATGTCTCTGAATGGGAAAAGTTTACAGACGGTTTTCTTACTGTCATGGCCGGTAATGATATATATGGTGATGAACAACAATCACTTAGTCCGTGGTTGAATAAGAAACAAAACCCTAATGTTACAAAAAATACTTGGTCGAGAGATTTACCGTTAAGTGAAAGATTTAATCTTTTTAACGTTAAGGCGAAATATCATCAACATGGTGGATATAATAGAATAGACACATATGTTAACCCAATCCAAAACAATTATAAAAAACACAGTGATAATGTTGTTATGTTAGTTTTGGATTCTGGTCAATTATCAACATTCACGTCGGGTACTATTGTGACATTCAACGACCCTGAGTTATCAAGAGACCCTAATATTTCAGGAGGAACAACGGGTACTACTGTTTTTCAAAATCAAAGTACTGCAAATGTAACTTTGACATATATGAATCCTGATACTTTAGGTTCTTCACAAAAAACTTATATAATCACAGGTACTACAGGGAGTTCTGTAAATTACGAGTTTGGTACTGATATTGAATATTTCCAAGTAATCACTGGTCAAACTCTCATCGATTATGAAAATACCATGAGTAGTAGTTCGAACGGGTTGACATCATATGGGACTCCGAATAATACTCTTGGTCAATACTACCTTTTTGGTTGGCAGAAAGTTGAAAAACAAGGTGGTTCTAATTCCAAACCTCATGTTTATCCTAATGGAGCGACAAGTGGTGATTACTTTGAATCCGAAGTTCCGAATATAAAATTAAATCCAGATTGGGAAAATCATTGTGTTGTATTTTTAGTTAGAGGGGTTGACCCTAATACACCAAGACAGGATATTAAGTATGATTTATCAAAATTATATGGATATAGTATGGGTAATGGTCCTCAGATTAGGGGGAATTTCAAGATGAACATTCCTATTCAACCATATAGTAATTCTAATACTGATTGGAGAATACCGAGACACGATAAAATAAGTAATAATGGGTCTAATTGTTCAGAAACGGGTTTACCTATATATTTTGATTCATTCTCATTTTCCCCTAATTCTTCAATGTATCAAACTTATAATAATAGGAATTATAAGTATTATTCTTCAATGGATACTACTAATACACTTTATAATAAAAATGTTAAAAATGAAAACAAGGCAGTCAGAACTCCGAATTTTGTATATCTATCAGGAAATTGGGGTCGGATGGAACAAAACAACGATTTCAAATTTAATTATAGAGAAGATGAGGTTGTTGAAGGTGGTAGTTTGATGATGTCTAAAGGTGCTACACCTGATAGTGATAATGATTGGTCTTATGCCTCACCAGTATATTATAAAAAAATCCCTAATCAGTCACTTATAATGTCAGACTCCTCCAAGTTGGTTATGAGAACGGATAGATTACCGACATCCGACAACACCTACAAGAGGTTTTCTCTACACCAAAACAAAAGGTTTTCCATCTATACGATTACGGACGATGGAGAGTCTGAGTCATTCAATTTTGGAAGTGGCAGTGGATTTGGTGACGGTGGTGATGACTTCAATGAAGATGCGGGAGCTATTAGTACACAGATTAATGAAACTTTTTCATGTGAAAAAATGGTTCCATTGGAGTGTTATACAGGATATGGTCAAACTATTGGTGTTCAACCTGAAGATGAAAGATGTTATTATGTTGATAACAAAAAAGAGATAAAGAAGATGTATAAGGGTTGTTATTACCTTATAACTAAAAACTTTGCAATCGGTGAAGATTTCCAATCTATTGCTGAATGGAGAGCAAGATTTAGAATGATGTTTGCATTATGTAATAACGTTGTCAGTCTGACCTTCGTTAATAATTGGATAAACGGAGCGATGTATATGTATGCATTCCAAAAGACTGACCTTTACGGTAATGATATTAATAAGACAACATATACCACAAATCCTGAATATGTTTATTGTAAAGATACTGCGATGTATCAATTGGTCACTAATTCATTCTACTATCGAGCTTCTCCATACAATCCTAATCAACCACAAGGTAAAAGATTTATCGGTAGAGACAATGCAATACAGAATAATATACTTGGTAGGTCTAATGGTGCCAATAAAAAGTTTTTGGGTAACCCAACTACCATTATGGATTTAGGTCCAAGAGATTTATTTACAAAAGAAATATGTTTTAATCCGGAATTTCAGGGATATATCATTGATAAAGTCAAAAGTAGTTCGTATAACGACACGTCTGATATATTACAATTGTTTGCCATAAGTCGACTTACTGATTCAGGATTTTGGGAACAAATATTAGGATTAGGTGATGGTTCTGTACAAAAATTATTCTCAAGAGACAATCAGAGATTGGATGGGGATGTTGCTCAATTATTGAGTATTAATTCTGAGTTTGGTGTAGTACCATATTTAGGTTCAAATTATTCAGACGAACAAATAAGATATATACAAGATGGGAATGACCCAACCTTAGGTATATTCTTCAGTGCAAATACTATTAACCGTGATATGATTAGTCCAGGTAAATTTACATTTGAGGATACTTTCAACGTTACATTGACTGATAATTACGGACATAACGACCAATTGGTTCCATATCACAAATGGCAAATTGTTGATAATCCTGATTCAACAATATTCGGAACTCAATCTAATGATTGGTATAGTAAAAAGTCACAAGAAGGTATTGGTTCTGTGAATTATCAAAGTGAAGATAGGTTGACCTCACAAAATACATTCAAAAGTAACATTGATAAACCAACAACTCAAAGACCTGGTTACATATACAATTCAACTATATCAGGAAACACAGTTCAGGTTACAACAACAAAACCTAATCCATTTAGAAATGTAATCCACACAGGTTCACCATACTTCTTCTATTTTGGTTTAAGAAAGGGTGCCAGTTCAATGAATAAGTTTATAGATAAATTCATCTTAAATCAAGAAACATTATGAGTAAGGAACCAGGTCAAATAAGAATTGTTCCGAGTGAGAAACAGTTCAAAGGTGCTCCTACCCTTGATACTACCTTAAATGTTTCATTGGAAGGTGAAAAAAGATTAATGGTAGAGGGAGACCGTACAGTATTAGTAAATTTAGCTGAAAGATTTGAAAAAGAGAGACAGGGTTCTGACAAAGTTAGGATTACTGGAAAAATAACTAACTTGTTCGATAATGTACTTTCAGGTAAAACCAACTATGACCCTTATAAAAATAATTTATATTATGTTGGTGCGGTAAATTCAGTCACTTCTAATGTATGGAAGGGGTATCCGCAATATGAAGAATTTTCTTTTATCAGAACTCAAGGTATTGAAGGTCATCTCAACTTTGTTCCGAAAAGTTCAACAACCTATAATTGGACCATCTACCTATCTTATGCTTCAGATAACATCACAGGTCGTACCATGACTTATAAAAATGAAGAGTTAAGTGCTTCTACCGTTTTTAATGTTGAAGATGGTATCCCTTTTGCAATGAAAAAGAGAACAGTTAATGGTAAAAATCTGATTACTTTCTACTGTGGTGGTAGTCATAATCTTTCCGTTGGTGAGTATGTCAAACTTTCAATTAATTATAACGGAGAATCATTATTTCAAGTATATGAGTTGGGTGATGAAGATTATGATAGTAACGGTAAAGTATTTTCAATTTATGATTTGGGTTACACTGGTTCTACTTTTGGTGATGGTGTTACAGGTACATTAAAAAGGGTAATTAATAGAAATAATTCTGGTGAAACCACCTCTAATTATTATGTGAGAAAACATAAAATTCTTACCGATATTAAGGATTATAATCTCGCAAGAATGGGATTCGAAAATACACCATTTAACAATGATAGTAAATTAGAATATTCTGCATTGACACCAAATAACGTTCAAAGGGTGTCAACGAGAAATGGTAGTCAAGTGGTATCATTTACCTTTGAGAAACAAATTAAAATAGATGATTATAAAGACAATCATGAAAGACCACTGAGTGAAATATTCGTTACTATACTAAACAAAGGATATATGGGTTGGTTCAACAAACCTTATGGTAGGTCAACATCATCTATCGAGGTTGGTTGGGAATTCAACTGTCTATCATTAGAAGTCGACCAATGGTGGAGAAAAGACAATTCTAATAACAAAGATAATATTCCTGGTGATAACTACCAAAAAAATAATCAAACATTTTATTATAATCAAAACCTTTCCCAAGGGGATGAAATAATGGGAGATTTTTGTGAGTGGAATGATTTTGAAATGAAGGAATATGTTGTTTCACCTATGTTACATAAATACAGTTATAATGATATTCATTTTTTGGATGAAAGTACTGTTGTTCTACCGAGTGGGTACTTATATTACCCACATCATTCTATACAGGTTAGAGATTTTTCACCTTACGTTGAAACGGGAAATGTTGATGATGTGGATGGTATTCCTGATTACGCCTTTTACTCTAACTTCGAACAAAGATGGAGATGGAGAGATTTGTACCCTTACGGGTTTGTCGATGGTGAAGGGGTAGGTGTTGACCACCCATTCTTAAATGGGGCACATTACCCATTCAAAGACATCACATTCCTTCAGGTATTACCACAAAGAACATTGAATTATGGATTCGGTGTGATAACCCCACCAGCTATTGATGATTGTGAATAAGTATAGATTTTCAGATAGAGGTATTGAGAGAGAAATTCAGATTCCGATTGAGCAATCTTGGGATGTGACAGGTCGTGATGATGCTATTGATGTGTTTGAGGATGAGGTTATTGAACAGGTCATCAATCCAACTGAGGATTTTGAGGTTACAAGATTTGACCATAAAATATATTCTACTACGGCTTCAAGTATAAACTACGAATTTTATTTTATCAATTCGTTGATTGATGTTACAGGTGCGACAGCTTCGGATTGGACTATAAGTTATAGTGGTGCAGGATTTGATGATAGAGAAGTTCATTATTATGCGAATTCATTCAAAAATAGTTTCTTCAAGTTGGACTTTTACGATTCTAATGATAGTCAAAAACAAAGACTATATTTCACGGTGGTGATACCAACTCAACAAGGGGAAACGACATCGGCAGACATCGGTACTGCTCTCGTACCAAATGTTGTTGATGTGAGAATACCAAAATACAAATTGGATTATGTTGGTGACAAAGAAGGTTTCTTTATCTATTGGTTGAGAGATAGGGACTTTATCAATTTGGATGAATTTTACATGTCGGTCAAGTTTTTTAATGGAAAGACGGGTGATTTCACAAGGATGATGACCCAACCTCAATCAAATTTTAGTAATAGGTTTAATTTTAATAAAGCCGATAATTTCTATACCAAATTAGAATTGGATTATGATAATTATGAATATGAGATGTTTAATCTCAATAACGTGAGGATAGGAACAGGAACTCCGATAAAATTTTATGAATACGTCAACCCATAATGAAAACACAAAAGACATATATTAAAGTTTCTCCTGAGGTTTTGAAGAGTGATATCGTTCAAGAAACCTATAGTGGAAATACTTTTGGTGTGTATTCCGGATTGACAGAAATTTTAAGTGGTGGAACCAATGGTGATTCCTTACTTACAGGATTGACTATACCAATTATTTTTACACAATCCTTCAATGATTTGGGGTACTACACGCCATTCGATGGGTATATTCTTCAAAAGAATGTGGTCAACAACTTTGTATATTCAGGGAATCCAAATAATTTTTATGAAGTATTTGTATTCAATACCGCTGATAGGGACTTCAAAAAGTTTTTACAACTGGCGGATTATGTTATTGATTGGGGTGATGGTAGCTCGACTGAAAATATAAATGAGACTTCACCTGATTTCAAATCTCATATATATCCATTTGCTTCTGCTTTCACGGTGACAATTACACAAACAAATCCATGGGGGACTACTGAAGTGAAAAAAGAAATCAAAATCCCTATGAGTGGTGCTACAATACCTAATCCTGAAGGTTCGATTACTTTTACACCACAAGGGGGGAATTGGTCAGGTACACCATTGAGTTATGATTTTATTTTCAGTGGTGATGCTGAGAATAATATATCTTCTCAAGTATCCTCAAAATATACTAATATACCTTTTATAGTTTCAGGGTATACATCGAGTAGATTGACAAGTCTGAGTAGTTATGGTTCTGTAAGATATGCTACAAATGTCCCTATATTTCAAAACGGTGAATTGTATGGTGTTATCAATGAGTTGGATACTGACTACACCGCATATACAATTAACAATGTTGATTACTATGATTATCCTGATGGTACAACTCTATTCATCGAAAATTCATCAGGTATTACCGCAAATGATATAAGTGTAAGTGCCATTACAAAACAAGAAGTATTATTAGATATGGTTTCTTCACCAGAAATTCAGAGTGAAGTATTTATAGACAGAGGCAAGAACTCAGCTTTCGAAGGTTTAGAAAGGTTGGGTGAGGTTGATAACTTAGGAGACTTAACAAGATATGGTTACGGTTTCTATAAAATTAATGAAAATTAGAAAATGGCTTTAGGAACTTATGGAATAACAAGACCTGCAGATATGTCCCCCGAGGATGTAGAAATCATCATGAATTACACGCCGAGTAGAGACGTAACTGAAGATTTTGTGCTAAAGAAATTAGATGCGGCTTCTATATTGACGCCTTATTTCCACAACAATGAAACGGGTGGAAATACAAATGAAATATTGGGTGGAATGTATAATTTAAGACTACCATCCAATGAGTTTAATCAAACAGGGATTTATACTTTATATATTCGTCCTGCTGAGATGAGAACAACAATCACTGATTGTGGTGTATTGTCAGCACTTCCGAATGTAAAAGGTATTATCATTGATTTAAATAATGTTGACCCTCAATTCCGTAACAAATTTGTTGCACAAGGATTGGTTGGTTTTAGAGTGGAATACTTAAATGACAGTGGAACGAAGGTACCTAACTTTTATAGGATAATTACTTCATCCTTCTATTGTGAGCCTGTGACTACAAACCTAACAAACAGTTCACAGAAGACTATCCGTTATCGTTATGTTGAAAATGGTAGTGACTTATTGTTCTGTACATTGTCACCATCGAGTGCGCCGTCGAACAAACCAAATGCAACACCATTTATCGGTCAACCAAATCAGAATATTATCATTACTAATACGTATTTTAACCCAATTACATTAGATATTGAAATGGCTGAACACGATATCGATACTCTTGCGATTGCACTTTATGGTAATCAAACTAAGAGTCTTGAGGATGGTATTTACACACTTTATGACCCATCTAACAACATCTACAAACAATACAACTTGTTCGAGATTAGAGATGAGTTTAATAATCTATTATTTGAGGTTCGTCAAGATAGAGGTGATAATATCGATTTCAGTAAGAATTTCAATAATGTAATTAGTTAATGGCAAGTAGAAAAAAATACAGATTTCCACCGACACCTCCTTCAGGAGCAGAAACATTCTCACCAGACTTGGTGGGCTTTCAGCTTGTTGATGGTGGTGGTTTGACGCAAGGAAATTTTGAATTTACTACTTCAGTAGTTGAAAAGGTTAATCGTACCTTTGAGACGGGTGTTTTCTCCAACCCCTTTACATTGGAGAATATGGATTTAGAAAATTTAGAGGAATCTAAAAAGATATGGGCTCGTAATTTCGGAGTATATCCCAATTATGATGTATCAGTGGTTACTAATTTTTCTTATTATGGTTCTTTACAAAAAAGACTTTCATCTTCAATAACGAGGATAATTAATTTTTTTCCCGCAGCTTTAGAAGTTGATAGGGTTTTTACTGACTATACAACGGCAAATACGGTGAGCAATGTGTCTTATGATGTGGTTGATGATGAAACCACGTTCACCGTATCCGTTGATAGAATTAAAAATCCATTCGATATTGATTTTAGTGAAAATGCCGATAGAAATATGTCTCTCAGACCAATGGAGACTTCACCATATAGAAACTTGACAAGGATGTTCCTCAGGTATTCATTATTTGTTGGTACTGGTGAGACTGAATATAAAGTTCAAGATTTTACACCGTCGGTATCTTTATCCGCAGGAACTATAGATGTGGTTGTACAAGGTAAACCATTCGGTAATTCAACATCGTCAACCGAAAATATCATATTGAGACCAAACAAATTTTACACTGAAGAAATTTTTGAAGACTCTTTTGATGAAGTCGAAAAGTTTTTGTTGAATAGATTAGTCACTCCTAAATATACTGCGTTATTCAGAGTACCGAGAGAAGATGATTCGGGTAGGTACTACACTTCAGTCGAAAACATCACATGGCCAATTAAAGGGTTATGGAATTTAGATATACAAACGGTATCATATGAAAACTATCTGAACAAAATCAACGAGATTTCAGAGGTAATGGACAGATATAAGACGAACCTAATCAGTAGATTCTTGGTGACAGGTGCATTCAAAGACTTCGATACTGGAGACCAAAAGATGGAGAAGGTTTTACAAATTTATGGTAGGAGTTTTGACGAGACAAAGAAGTTCATCGATGGATTGGCGTACATTAACTCAGTAAATTACAATCCAAAGAATGATATTCCTTCGGTCTTACTAAAGAATTTAGCACAGACATTAGGTTTTGACATCAATATATCACCAATTACGGAAGATGACTTCCTAACGTCAATATTTGGAACAAAAAATCAATCGATTTACCCTGGTCAGACTCGTGACAAGACCCCACAAGAGTTAGATTACGAATATTATAGAAAACTAATCATAAATTCAGGTTATCTATACAAATCTAAGGGTACACGAGCGGGTTTGGAGTTTTTGATGAGAATGATTGGTGCACCCAAAGCGTTGGTTGAGTTCAATGAAACCATTTATATGGCTGATGGACCAATTAATCTTACAGAATTCAATAGGGAACTTTCAGAAGTGACTGGTGGTACAAAATTAGACATTTTACCTGTCTTAGTACCTAATAGTACCTACAAAATCAAGGGAGTAACCTATACTGCCTTCACACCACAGTCAGTGACTAC